CGATATCACCAGTGGTGGCGTAAACAGCTACGCCAGCGAGGAAGACCTGGCGTCGTTCGCCGAATTGCGTGGCATTGAGCTGCCCGAGAAGCTCTCTCCATTGCTGATAAAGGCGATGGATTACCTTGAAGGGCTTGATTGGGCTGGCGCCAAAGCTGAACCACGACAACCTCTGGCCTGGCCGCGTGCGAATGTCATTCTGGATGGACACGATCTGCCATCAGATGAAATCCCACGCCCGGTTATCACAGCACAGTGCATGCTTGCGGTTGAGGCGATTGATGGCGATCTGCTTTCAAGTGTGCGTGAGGCCGCGGTAAAAACCGAGCGCGTAGAGGGTGCTGTCACCATGACCTACGCGGTCGCCGATGGTGAAGTTTTTACGCCGTCCTACCCGGCGGTAATGGCTATCCTCGGCGATTTAGCCGGCGGGCGAGGCTACGCCATCAATTCCTTTGCGGAGCGTGCCTAATGCCCATCAACTATGAGCGCATGCGCGAGGCTGCCACCCGCATGATCAAGCAGAACGGCGTGGCCTACAACGTCACGCGCAAGGGTAAGGTGACCGTTATCGCCGGGGTTGAGCATCGGTCTGAAGATATCCATTTCACGGCGACTGGCGTTTAAACGGAATATCAGCCGGGAGAAATCGACGGTACGGCGATTGAAAGCGGTGATGTCAGGATGGTATTCACCGCTGAGGAAGAAATCTTAACCGGCGATCTGATCGATATTGACGGCAAACAGCATCGCGTTATTAAGCCTAACCCTGCTAAGCCCGGGTCGTTAGTGCTTTGCTACAAGTCGCAACTGAGGGCATAGCATGAGTGAGAATGCCGGATTTATTGCTGATATCAATGCATTCGTTGACAGAGCGAAAGCTAATCAAGATGCGGTGGTGCGCGCGGTTGGAATAAGAATCCTCAATCAACTGGTAATGATGTCTCCCGTCGGCAACCCTGAGCTTTGGGAAATCAATCAGACGGCTACTGCCTATAACCGCGCTGTGTATGACCACAACGAAGCGCAAAGAGTAGACTCTTCCAATCTTACAAAAACCGGACGACTGAAGAAAAAGGCCCGGGTTGTCGATGGGATGGATATCAAAGCGCCGACTGGCTACACCGGTGGGCGGTTTCGCGGCAACTGGCAGGTGTCGTTTGATGCGCCCACGACGGAGGAAACCGGTCGGATTGATAAGACCGGCGATCTCACCAAAGCCGCAGGGAATTACACACTTTCTCTATTCAAAGTAGGAATGAGTTCAATCTACTTCTGCAACAACGTTCCTTACGCCTACCCGCTTGAAATGGGGCATTCCACTCAGGCGCCGGGCGGTATGGTGCGAATAACGGCAGCAGAGTTCCAGCGGTTCTTTGATGAAGCGATCAGGGAGGTGGCGAAGTGATCCCTGATATTGCTGCGGCACTGGCCGGAAGGCTTGGTGTCTGGGCCGATGCGGAGGGCATCGCGGTCGCCTGGGAAAATGTGCCGTTCACACCGCCTGCCGATGCGATTTACCTCGCGGTACACGACATGCCCGCCACGCCTCGCACGCTCGATCTCGGTCTGCGCTGTCGGGTTTATTCTGGTGTGTACCAGATCAACGTTGTGGCTCCCGTTGGCACTGGTCGCTCAGTTGCTGTGGCGCTGGCGGGTCGAGTGGCTGAGCTTTTTCCTGAAGGGCAGGAAGTTGAAGGTAACGGCTTCATCACTTCGATCAGCGGCGCGCCGGGTATCTTCCGAGCTATTTCGACCGACGTCTCTTACACGGTCCCTGTCAGCCTGAACTATCGGGCAGATATCGTCAGCTAGCCTGCTTCTCACCTTTTCAAACCAGACCGGCCTCGCGCCGGTTTTCTTTTCTTCGAAGGAGTAACTCCTATGGGCTTTGCACTGCCTAACGGCGCTCACGTCTATCTGGCGTCGGGATATGGCCCGGCAATTGCTTTCACTGGCGCGACGAACGCCGAAAACGTGGTGATCACCGTCAGTTCCGCGGAGGAACTTGAAGTGGGTGATATCGTCCATGTGAACTGCAACTGGTCCGGAATTGATAACGTCATTGCGAAAATCGATGCAATTGCTGAAAGCGCGGTCACGCTGCGAAATATCAATACCATTAACAAGAACAAATATGCCGTGGGAGGCGGCAGCGGCTCGATTCGTAAGGTGCTGGAGTGGACTGAACTACCTCAGATTACAGAGTTATCGAAATCTGGTGGCGATCAGAACACAACTCAAATCCAGTTCCTGAGCGATGATCGCCAGCGCAACCTCAACACCTACAAATCTGCTGTATCGCAGACCTACTCGATCGCCCACGATTCCACGCTTCCGGTTTACCCGCTGCTGCGCCAACTGGATGAGGACGAAGAGACGGTCGCGGCTTACATGTACGTTCCAAAAGCGAAAGAAAACCGTTACTGGGCAGCCACGGCATCCTTTGACGACACGCCGACCACAGCAGTCAACGAGGTGGAGACGGTGAGTGTGGTACTGAACCTGCAGTCTCCGGCCATGACGTTCTACAAAGTGACCAATGCCGCGGCGTAAGCCGGGAGCAGGAACCAAACACATGCCTCCTATCCGGAGGCTTTTAACGTTTAGAGGCATCGATGGCAACGAAATTTACTCTCCAGCCTAAACCAACTTTTAAAGCAAACGTCACGATCCCGCGCGCCGGGGATGACGACGGGGTGCTGACCTTCACGTTCAACCATAAGCCGCTTAAGGAGCTGGCCGACTTGGAAAAGCTTGAGGGAAAAACGGCCACTGATTTCCTGATGGAAATTATTGCAGGCTGGGCGCTACCTGATGCGTTCAACGCCGACAACCTGTCGGTCCTGCTGGAAAACTATCCTGCTGCCATGAAGACCATTCCGGAAACCTACTACCGCGAACTAATGGGCCAGCGCGAAAAAAACTGATAGCGGTTGCCTCGGCGTTCTATACGCCTGAACCCACGGCGGCGGATCTTGCACCCTACGGGCTAACACCGGACGACTACGAGGATCGGTTCGTTGAGGTCTGGCCCGACGTGTGGCCTGCATTCCTTGTGTTTCAGGCAATGAGCACCCAGTGGCGAACAGGTATGGGCGGTGCGTCCGGCCTTGACTATAACGTTCTGCCCTGGCTGATGCGCCTGCACGACGTCGGCGACGAGGCAACCACGCTTTCGGATATTCGGGTAATGGAAAGCGCCGCGCTAAAAATCATGCATAAAGAGAGGGCGGAATGAGTAACGATATTGCCACCATTTCGCTGCGCGTCAATACCAGTGAACTGGAGCGCGGCAGCCGCGAACTGGATCGTTTTCAGGACACCGCCACCGCCGCGGCGGGCAAAGCGGATGATCTGAACAGCACCTTCCGCACGGGTGTGGCTAACCAGAAGAAAAACAGCGAAAGCCTGAAGCAGCAGCGCCATGAGCTACAGAACCTGCTGAATAAAATCAGCCCGGTGAACAAAGCGCTCGACGAGCTGGACTCCATTCAGGAAAGCCTGGCGAAGTTTCGTGGTAAAGGGTTGGTGGATGATGAAGATTTCACTCGCTATAACAGCGTGCTCGAGACGACCCGGACGAAACTGGCGCAGGTCATGGAGGCTGAGACGGCAGAGGGGCGGGCTCGCATCGAACAGGCTCAGGCGGCCCAGCGGGCAGCGGCATCAAGGAAAACATTCATTGCCTCACTGGAGGTGCAAACTGCTGCGATAGGCAAAACGCGCGCTGAAATCCTTGAGCTAAAAGCCGCACAGCTGGGAGTAACACAGCAGGCCGCTCCGATGATCGCCAAACTGAAGGAGCAAGAGAACGTCTGGAAGAATGGCGCGATCAGCGCGGGGCAGTACCGCAATGCCATGCGTTACCTTCCGATGCAAATGACCGATATTGCTACCTCCCTGGCATCTGGTATGCCGATATACATGGTTGCCATCCAGCAGGGTGGTCAGCTGCGCGATACGTTTGGGGGAGTGGGTAATGCGCTGAAAGCCATTCTCTCGCTGGTAACGCCGGCAAAGCTGGCTTTAGGGGGAATGATTGGTGTTGCTGGTCTGCTGGTCGCTGCCTGGTATAAAGGTTCACAAGAGGCATCCGAATATAACAAACAGCTGATACTGACCGGCAATTATGCGGGGAAAACTGCCACACAGCTGTCTGCACTGGCAAAGTCTCTATCCGGTGGCGGGATTAACCATTACGCCGCTTCTTCTGTTCTGGCTCAGGTAGTGGGTTCTGGAAAGTTTGATGCAAACAAGCTTGAGACAGTGAGCCGCGCGGCAGTTGCGATGGAGCAGGCAACTGGTCAGGCGGTGGATAAGACCATCGCTAATTTCCAGAAGCTTTATGCCGAGCCAACCCAGGCATCGCAAGAGCTCAACAATCAGCTGCATTACCTGACGGCGGCTCAGTTTGAATACATTGCTTCTTTGGAACGTCGGGGCGATAAAGAGGCTGCAGGGCAAGTAGCCGCTGATGCCTACAGCCAGGCAGAACAACGCAGAAGCCAGCAGATTCTCGCTAATCTCGGTCTGGTTGAGAGAGCCGCACTTGCAGCCCGCAATGCTTTCAAAGGGATGTGGGACGAGCTGCTTAATATTGGGCGCCCGGAAGCACCGCAAGACATGCTTGCGAGAATGCAGGCTGATTTGGCGGATCGTGAGAGTAAGCTATTGCCTGAACGCCAGAAGATGGGTTACGGCTACAGCTACGACACCAGCTCACAGGACAGAGATTACGATAATCGCCGTAGAGCGCAGCTTGCGGCCATAGCATCGTTGAAAGCCCAGATTAACCCTATGTTGGGTGCCATCACACTTCAGAACGATTTGAACGGGGCTGTATCAGCAGGTAAAGAAATCAACGAAGATGCGATAAGTGCCCAGCAGATCATGAATCGCTATCTTGATGCCGGGACTGAAGCCGCAGAAAAGCGCCGTCAGGCTCAGGACGAACTGAATAAAGCCATTGCTGAAAATGCCAAGGCTGCCAGAAACGGGACGGCGACACTCTGGACGGCTGAGGACATTGCCAAAGCGCGAGCCGGGATCGAGAAGCTTTATAGAGACCCCAAAACGCCAACAGCGAAAGGGGAAACAGTCTCGTCCGGTCTGCGAGCTGGGGATTCTGCTCAATCTGAATTGCTGGCACTCCAGGCGCAGCTGTATGCCCTGCAGAAGCATAAAGACCTGAACGACACGATCAGTCAGCAGCGTAAAAACTTATGGACCACTGAAGCCAGGTTCCAGGTGCTGGAAGAGGCTTCCCGGACTCGCTCGCTGACCAAACAGGAGCAGTCGCTGCTGGCGAGCAAAGACCAGGTGCTTCAGCTGGCGCGTCAGAAAGCACTACTTGGCGACCAGATCACTGCT